CATGCAGAGGTCGAGATGCCGGAGGACCCGGTGAGATTCCGTCTGCATGGTAAAGTCGGCTGACCATGGCAGCACCGTACAGGTAAGACGGGAAGACAAGAGTAGACGCTGCGCGAGGTTGGTGACATTTTGCCATTATATTGAGCGGGTAGCCAACCATGTGAGGTGCAAATCCTCACCCGCATTTTTACTTAATGCAAACACGGCCAGATTAGAGCGCCACAGCTTCAGGTGTATGTGACTGGGCACGGCGGTTCGACTCCGCAATGACAGACGGGGTATTCGGGTGGTTCGATTCCACGGCATACACACAGCGGACTCGGGAGCGATGGAGGGATACTGGCCAACCCAACCGGAAGAGGGGGCAGGGCTTCCGGACTTCATGCAAACAGGAGGAACAACATGAGACTGATTGATGCAGATGAATTGATGGAGCATGTTAACCGGGATCGGCTTGATTCCAGAGAATTGATCGCGGAAATGATCCAGAATGCTCCGACGATAAAGCCGAAGATTACCGGCAAAGGGGAAAAACTTGACCTGAAGGACATGCCGAAATTTCTGAATCAGCTGGCTTGCTTCTTTGGGACGACTCTTGGAGATGAAGACACTATGTTTAAGCTGGCACAGTGCAGTTTTGTTGCTCAGCTATATGGTATAGACAGGAGGGCAAAATGATTAAAATCTATTGCGACATCTGTGGAAAAGAACTGGCAGAAGACTGTTCCGATCAGGTAAACCTTGATTTTCATTCTTACGGCATATCCGGATTTGTCCTGGAGCTGGAATCAAAAAAATACAAGGACAACGAGCTGAACCTGTGTGTTTCCTGCGCGGAAAGCGTTGTTTCTGATATCGAAGATCTGAGAAAAATGCGGAGGGAAAAATGAACGAGTTTGAAGAGGGCGAGTATATCATTTACGTCAACGGTGACAGGTACGAGATCGGGAAGATCAAGCGCATTGTGCGGGATGGCGCTTTCGTATGGTACCACAGCGGAGACACCGCGGCGAAAACGCCGTTTGACTGCATGCACAAGCTTGTGAATGCGTACTGCATCGGCGAAACATCGCTCGGCGGCGCGATGAACTGAAACAGGATGGCAAAGCATGACGATTTACGAGAAAATTGTTGAATTCGATGAAGAGATGATGGTCGAGTTTCTGCTGAGATTTGCCAAAGACACGATCGACCAGTTCAGCAGATTTCAACTGCCGAGCGAGGACGCCATACGGGAGTTTCTTTGCAGGGAAATACCGCAGTGATGCAAACAGGAGGGAAAAGTGTTGAAACGTCTACACGGAAAGAAGGGGCCGATTGTCCTGTATGAACGCCAGCGACAAATCGATTGCCATGATGAGTGGAGAAATGACGGGAAGTATGTCATGGAGTACACTGTGCAGCTGATATGGAACAAAGGGCTTCACTGGCTGATCAGCACCGGGGATTTCTCTGTATGTGAGAAAAGCCTGGGAGAGTGCGTAATCCGGGCGCTTCACCTGATGGAGAAAGATCCGCCGCGTTATTACCGGCTGGAAGAGTACATGATTGGGAAAGGGCTCTGGAAACAGCTGTGATGCAAACAGGAGGGCAAAATGGAATTCAGAATCAGTAAAGCGTCAGGCGGCGAGTACGAAGAGACACGCGAGATCAACACCGTGGAAGATCTCAAAAAGCTGGCGGAAGAGCATCCGACAAAGACAGGAGATCCGGAGGACCTGATTGTGCTGTTTAACGGATGGGGCGTCCGTGGAGTGCCTACGATCGTGATCTATGACGACTATATCGAGTGATGCAAACAGGAGGGCAAAATACAGCCGTGTAGATTATGCGGAAAGATCATACCAGTACCGTATGATCCGTCTGCGATATGGTTCTGTAATGATTGCAGGGAGGAATGGATAAATGCCGTCAGGTTTGACAAAAAGGATCTACAAAAAGCGATACAAAGCAGCCTTGACGCGTATCGCGGACAAGATCCCGGCGGCGTTTGCATCAAAGGCGGACAGGAAGCGCTGGATCAGCGAGGTAACGAACCTGCGGATGCAGGATATGAAAACAGGAGGACGAAGAAGCAGCCATGAGTGACATGAGGTGGGTGTACGCCGCGGACAGGCTGCCGGAAGAGGACGGCGATTATATTGTCGCGAAAAGGTGGAGCGTGACAGACAGGCGCGACGGTGCAACGTACGGACAACGGCACACCGTGTGGGACTTTGAGATTTCCTCTTTTGAATACGGAGAATTCAGCAGCGAACTGGTGTACGCGTGGATGCCGCTGCCGCCGCTGCCGGATGAGATGCCGGAGGATGCGGAACAGGAGGAGGGCGCAAACATCACTCCCATCGAGGAAAAGATGCCGCACAAGGTCAGCGAGGTCATGTGTGTACGGTGTGTCCGGCGGTGGATTGACGTCCGGCCGGTCGGCGTACAGTTGAAGGAACTGATGTGTCCGGGATGCGGACAAACCGGGGGCGTGATCGAGACGGGAGAAGAGATCGATGACCAGGAATGAGGTAGAGAAAGATGACGGATAAGCTGGCAAAAGAGCATGACGCGCTCCTCCGGGAATGGATCAAGAGGCTGGGACTGCAGAACTGGCGCATCTCTCTGGACGGATGTTGCATGGAGAGCGAAATGGAACTCCAGGGATGCGCAGGATGTACAAACTGGCAAGAGGTCAATCAGTGTGCCAAGGTGCAAATCATCTCCCCGGATTGCTACGGCGACCGCATGATCCCGTTCGACTGGGAGAAAACTCTCGTCCATGAATTACTGCATCTTAAAACCTGCCTGCTGACGGACACGAACAACGATCTTAACGACCGCATCGGGCACATTCTCATCGATGATTTGGCACGGGCTCTTGTGGATGCGAAAAGGAGCGGAAAATGACCAGGGCTGAGGCGGTGCGCTTCCTGACGCGGCACCCGGAGAAATTTGGCCGGATGGTCGGGTTCACGAAGCTGAAGGCACTGCACGGGAAATGGATGCGGAAAATGCTGGACATCACGGCGCCGGACATGACGCTGCAGGGGCACCGCGGCGCGTTCAAGACCACGTGCTTGTCCATCGTGCTGGCGCTGATCCTGATCCTTCTGCCGAACAAGCGGACGCTGTTTGCACGAAAGACGGACGATGACGTCAAGGAGATCATCAACCAGGTGCGCAAGATCCTGCAAAGCCCGCAGGTGGCGTACTTCGTCCAGGTGATCTACGGGGTGCAGCTGAAGCTGACGGCGGACAACGCGATGGAGATCAGCACGAACCTGACCACGGACGCCAGGGGCACCAGCCAGCTGGTCGGCATGGGTATCGGCGGGAGCATTACCGGTAAGCACTTCGACTTCATTTTCACGGACGACATCGTGAACATGAAAGACCGGAAGAGCAAGGCCGAGCGTGAGCGGACGAAGCTGATCTACCAGGAGCTGCTGAACATCCGCAACCCTGGCGGCCGGATCATCAACACGGGGACGCCGTGGCACCCTGACGATGCCTTCTGCCTGATGCCGGAGGCGGAGAAGTACGACTGCTACAGCACCGGGATGCTCACCCGGGAGGAGATTGAGGAGCTCCGGCAGAGCATGGCGCCTTCCCTCTTCACCGCAAACTATGAGCTGGTGCACATTGCCGCGGAGGACGCGCTGTTTAAGACGGCACCGAAGTTCGTCACGAAGGAGCTGGTGGAGGAAATCCTTGGGAAAGATCATGAGCCAAAGGACCTTCTGCGGGACGGTATCGCGCACATCGACGCGGCCTACGGTGGCGAGGACAACACTGCATTTACATGTGGGAAGCGGCACGGGGGCAGGCTGATCATGTATGGCCGAATGTGGCATGGGCATGTGGACACGGTGCTGGATTACTGCGTTCACATGGCGGCTGATGGACTGATGTGCGCACCGATCTACAACGAAAAGAACGGCGACAAGGGATACCTTTCACGGGAGATTTCGAGCACGTACGGCTACCCGGCGGCGTCGTACACGGAGAAGGAGAACAAGTATGTGAAGATTTCCACCTTCCTGCGCAAATGGTGGGATCGGATCTGGTGGCTGGAGGGCACCGATCAGGAATATCTGAACCAGATTCTGAGCTACACGGAGGACGCCGAGCACGATGACGCGCCGGACTCTGCGTCCTGTGTGTGCAGAATATTGGACCGGCAGTCAGGAGAGGATTATCAGTCGCCGTTTGCACGGCGGGAAAGGGGCAGCTATGCCAACTGAGGACGATCTCGAAAGAAGACTCTGGAGAACGATGCCGTGGGACGCGGATGTCATGGTGCCAACAGCGGAGCAGGACGAAAAGGACGAACAGGAAGGTGACGGAGATTGAGCATTATCACATTTCAGGATTACGAAAGGTCCGGAGACAAAACGCAGTGGATTCAGCAGGCGCTGGTTGCCTACAGGAACAGCGATGAGTTCAAGAAGGCGCTGGATGAGGAAAAGTACATGGCTGGCCGGAACACGTCGATCCAGCAGACGGTGCGGGTGATCTACAACATGGCGGGACTGCCGGAGCCTGACTTTACGGCCAGCAACATGAAGATCATGGACAACACGATTCACCGGCTGGTAACGGACCGGTGCAGCTATTCCCTGGGGAACGGCGTCAGCTTCCCGGGGAGGCACAAGGAAATCCAGAACGGGAAAACAGTTTTCGTGGACCCTGTGAAGAATATTCTGGGGGATAAGTTCGACCGGGCGCTGAAGCGGGTGGCATATTGGGCGCTGGCGAACCATGAAGCCTATCTGTATGTGCACATGGGCCGGAGAAAGCAGGAATGGCAGTATACGCTGTTCAAGAAGACGGAGTTTCTGCCGCTGTATGACGAGGAGACCGGAGATCTGCGCGGCGGGGTGCGGTTCTGGAGCCTGGACTGGGGGGAACGGCCGATCACGGCGGTGCTGTATCTGGAGAACGGGTATATCAAGTACAAGACGAAGCCGGATGAGTATAGCATTGCAAGCCTTCAGCAGGCGGAGAAACTGAAGCCGTACATCGAAACGGTGCAGACCAGCGAGGCCTTCGGGGAGGAAGTGGTCGGATCTGAAACCCTGACCAGGCTGCCGATTTTTCCGCTGTATTCCGGGGAGATGCGGAACAGCGCGCTGGACAGGCTGCGGGACACGATCGATGCCACGGATATGGTCCTGAGCGGCTTCGTCAACGACATCCACGATATCCCGCAGGTGTACTGGCTGATCTCCGGAGCCATGGGCATGACAGAGGCGGACA